AGCAGTCTCTATGTGAGTCCCGTTAAGGGCCGAGCTCCTAAGGGGGCCTCGAGATCAGCCGAGAAGAAATTGGCGGGTAAGAGCAAGCAGAAACCCGATTCTCAGGAACGATCGCCGAAAGCTAGTGGTCACTCTCAGCCACGCAACAACACCGGTAAAAGTGTTGCAAACTATGAGAATAAGCGCCCAAAAGCATCAGGGAGCAGCCCTCAGCAAGCTGTTCCCAGGAGAAACAGCTGGACGGTTGTAGAACCCAAGCTAGTTCAGACGTTGAAGCGAAAGATTCAACGCTTGCAGCAACAGCTCGCAGAAGTCGAACAGCGAAGGAACATTTCAACCGGCAAGTCCGCCGCCACCACTCCCATGCTCTCGAAGGGACGGAAGCCTACGAAGCCTGGTCCAAAGGAGTCAAATCCAAAGGATCGGTTCTCGCCGCGTACAATCGCGAGAAGCGCCTCATTGCCGATTGGCAAAAGCGTGGCCGATGTCCCTGGTGTTGTTCTTGCTCGATCTCATTCGGCAAAAGTAACAAACCCTACATCCTCCCATCAGGTTGGAAACTCGAGACCAAAAGCATCTGGTGCTACGTCTGTGAAACCTACACGGACGGGCCAACAGCGCAAGGGATCTACACTCACTCGTAGAAACCCTGCCCCAACGGGCGAAACAACTCCTCCAGAGGAAAAGGTACCTCGGAGGGAGCAACCAAACGCAAAGTCAGCAAGTTTGGCTGCTACGCTGAAAACGGGACCTGTCAAAGAAGATGACCGACCAGTGTTTGAAGCTGATTTGGTGGAAGTCGAAAGGCGTAAACCAACTAGGCGGGAACGAGCACTATCAAGGAAGGCCAAGTTCATTGACTCGGATTGTTATTACTATCTGCTCGAGGAGTTTGCATTTGTTGAAAGAACAAACAAATCACCCAGGGATATGAAGGTTAAGTTGTCAAAATATCTTGACAAGTATGACATGAAAGAATTTTCAACCAAAGAACGGTATGAATTGATAGTCAATGTCGTCACTCAAGCCATGCTAATCCCAATTGAAGAGCAGTTGTTACGACAATCTCTCAAGGACCCTGACGCTCTGGAAACCATGCACAAACAGAACGTCATGCTCCGAACTGGAAATTTGGGACACACCGCAGGAACGAACCTCCTCGGAGGGTTGTTCTGCAAGACGTCTCACAGTTTGGACACAGCGTGAAAACCCCCCATGTTGCCCGCTGTCTGTGTAAAAGGACGTACTCAACAATATCGAGTTTTACCAGGCAGCAAGATCAGCATCCAACATGAGGGGTGTGCTAGCAGACGAGTGTCCACGAAAATGTTTCAGTTTAGGCCCAACTTAATTGATAGTTTCGTTTGGATACACGGTGATTGTGTGTGTAATGAGGTCATAGCTTTGCGCCAAAGACACCAACTGGATGACAAC